CGGTGTATACCGCGTCGGTGTAGGTCTTCAAGACGCGGTCGCGAATACTGAAGTCCCACGGTCGGTCAGTTAAGAGCCGACCTTGCGCGTCGTTCAGTAGGCTAACGAGCTGCGTTCGATAAGTGGGATTCGTCGGATCGTAGTCGAGAAGATTCCCGACGAAGTCGATAAGGGCTCCAAGATTCACCGACGACTCCTTTCAAGGGATGCGTCGGGCGCCTGGTCACGCTTGCGCGTTCCTTCCGACCAGGCGACCGACGCGGACTCTTCCGGGGGGGAAGAGTCGGAGGGATCAGAACTGTTTGAAGACCCAAACGTCGGCGGTGTTCCCGGCCGCGGCTTCGAGACTCACGCCGCAAGCGGGCGCGGTATCGGCCGCGGCAATCGCGACGGCCTGTCCAGCTTGCGTATTGTCGACGACGAGCGCGATACCGGCCGACCCGACCGCGTTCGCGACGCTTGCGTTTTCAGCGTAGCCCGCGACAACGACGCGAACCTGATCCCCGGCCGCGGCCGCTTCGGTAGCGACACCGACGACGAGCGGATTCCCGGTTGCAGTACCCGCGAGCGCTTCGACGACGTACAAGACGCGGTCGGCTCCGGTCTTCGTGGTGTCGAGCTGGACCCAATCGCCCGCGGCGATTGCACCGTTCGCGAAGAACGTTTCAATCTGACGACGGTTCGAAGTGTCGCCCGCTTCACCGGCTGACAAGAACTGAATGAGAGAAGAGGTAGCCATGATATCAAGCCTCCGCGTCGAAGAGAACACCGTGCGAAGCAAGGTGTCCGGTGACAAGCTGCATCCGACAGAACACCATAGCGGCTTCTGTCGCGGTACCGGGGACGGGCATCATTTCAGACACGTTGAAGAAGCCGTCGGTGTCCGCGTAGAGCTGGAACTGATCGGAACTCAGAGCGTATGCGGAGATTGCATCACCGGCCGCGGGAACGCCCGCGTCGGATGCGAAGCCGAGATTCGGCTCAACGTAGATTCGCGCGCCGCGCCACATTCCAACCATGTCGCGATCCAGTCCGTCCCGATCGCCGGAAGAGACATAACGCACGCTCGACTGTTGAAGAGCCTGGAAAGCGGCGTAGCAGTTCGGAGACATGAGCAGGATATCGGGGAACGCGCCCGACGGGTTGCGGATCTGGCAGTTGATGAACAGCTCGTCAAGGTGTGCAAGCGAGAGCGTTCCGCCCGCGTCGACGACGGCGTTGAACCAGTTCTGACCGCGGTACGTCACCTTCGAGAGTCCCCCGACGGTGTTCAACTGCGTTCCGGTTGCGCGAGCTTCAAGCCAGCCGGTTGTATTCGGAGCCGCGGTCGCGGTCCCGTTCCCGTTGAGCGTCTGGAACGTGGTGAGCTTCGACGAATCTCCGACGATCACCTGACGCGACACTTCCTTCTTCAAGGAAAGCATGACGTTCTTCATCTTCGATTCGAGAATGTTCACGACTGCAAGATCGCCCTTGTTCGCGGCTTTCTCGACAGCCGACAGGATAATCGGCTGAGTAAAGTTCGAATACTCGAACTTCGCAGTCTGGAAGGGGTCGGTGACGGCCATTGACACCGGCTCGAAGCCGTTCGACAGTTCGGTGATCGAAGAGTGATCACCGAAGATAACCGGCTGCTCAACGCGGAGTCCGCCGGACACCTTGACCAGGTTACCGGCTTCTTCGATTGCGCGGAAGAGCGGATGAGACAAGAATGAGTTGTCGACGAGCTTGTCGCGGAGAAGCTGAAGCGTCGTCGAGATGACTGATTGAGGGGCCATGACAGGGGCTCCAAGAAGAAGGGGTTCGCGTTGTTCCGGGTGCTTCTTCGAAGTCCGCTATCAAGCTCCGCGGAGCGGGTGGCCTGACTTGTTCATAGGTTTACCCGTACAACGTCGATAAGTCAACCGTCGCGGTTGAGGGATTGCGCGAGCTTCAAGATATCGGCCGTGCTCATCTTGCGAAGATCGGAGCCCGACGGCTTCCGCGCGACCGCTCCTTTTCGCGGTGGAGCGGTCCCGCGAAGCGCTGCTTCCTTCGATGCTTTCCGACGTGCGGAGCGCTCTTCGCGGGCGCGTTGTTCGGCTTGTCGGCTCTTCTTCCCGCGCGCGGCCCAATACGCCGTCTCCAAGTCGAGAGAATCGTTCGATTCAAGAAGGTGCTGAACTTCGCTTCGAAGCGCGTTGTCCTTCTCGAAGTCGGGATGCTCGTTCAAGAAGCGTTGATAATCGTCTTCTGCCTTCATGGTTTGATATTCGGCTTCCATCGGTTCGAGAACTTCGCGGAGCCGACGAGATACTTCGCGCTCGATTCGAGCTTGAATCGATGCTTCGTTGAAGGGGTCATATTCAGGAACTTCGCCGTCGTCCGCGAGCGCTTGTTTCCCCTTCATGAGCGCTTCACGCTCGCGAAGGAACTCGCGACGTTGTTCCGCGAGCGCGGTCGTCTTCTTCGTGTAGTCCGCTTGCATATTCCGCATGAGCTTCGCGATATCGGGCGGGACGCGGGCGATCGCATCATTCCATGAGAGATTGCGTCGTTCGGGCTCCGCGTCCGCGGACTGTTCTTCGAGCTCGACTTCGTCTCCGGTGTCTTCACCGGGCGCGTCGATTGCTGCTTCTTCGACCTGGTCGTTCATGCTCGCGACTTCCGCGAGAACCTGTTCGGCCGTTGACGTGTGAGGAGTGGTCATAAGAGACTTCCTTCTTCGTACGGGTTATTTCAGTAGTTTTATCGGAGTTCCCACCGTCGGATACCATGCTGGATTCCAACCAGGCGCCGTCACGAACTGAACCGGGCGACCGAGAAAGCGCGTCCCCAGCTCTAAGACGGAAACGTTCTGTATCCGGTCGACAATGAATGTTCTCCATCCGGGAAGATCCCCGGTCGCGCTCGCGGACTGCGGATCGACGTAAAGATGAAGGTACGTCGTCCCGTTCCGGCCCTTCCATAGCGCGTGCGGATTGCCGACACGCTGACCCATAGCGCCCGGAACGGACTCCGGTTGCCACTTGTCGACGTAATAGAACGTCACTGGTTGCTTGCGTTCGATTGCTGCCTTCAGATTCGCCGTCGTTCCGCCGTGGTAGGCTTGATAGAACGCTTGTCCGCGCGTCCGCGGGATCACCGTCTGCGGGCGCGGTCCCATGCCGAAGGCTTGAAGAAGCCGACGACGAAGCGACAAGAACGGCATTATCGACGACGCATCCGAGAAGCGAAGTCGAAGTTCTCTTCAACTTCTTCTTCGCCGGGACGGACTTCGATCCGAACTTCGGTGTCGGCTTCGTCCGCGGGCGCGTCAAGGAACGCGGCGAACTTCGCGTCCTTCGCGAGCTTCATCAAGTGAGCGGTAATCGCGGTAAGCTCGCGATCGCCGCGGATCATGTCGAGCGCGACGGGAAGCGGTTGCCCGTAATCTTCCGCGGCCGCGGCGTACATGGCAAGGAAGCGGACGACGTCAGGATCAAGTCGAGCGGCCGGTTCGGTGTAGCTTTCCGGCTCCAAGTCGAGTCCCATCACCTTCCCGACCGCGGCGATCGCCTTCGCGAGCGCGTTCAGTACCTTCACATTGTACGGTGAAGAGGGAGGGGGGATCAGTTCGGCAATCTCCGCTCCGATTGCGTCGTCGGTGTCTTCCGCGGCTTCGATCAAGTCGCGCGGCATATCTTCGGGGTAGTCGATCGGCATTTAAGCCTCCGTCGGGAAGGGAAGGGGTTCTTCGGGCGCCTGGTCGGGCGCGGGCGCTGGTTCGGGGACCGCGACGAACGTTTCGGGGAACTGATACGCGCGGACGAGCTCCGCAAGTAGTTCGGGCGCGGGCGTTCCGAGCTGCGCAAGAAGCGGAGTCAGCCGTTCGAGCGCGGCTTGTTTCGCGAGATTCGACATAGGAGTCGTTCCCGCGTCGACGGCCCAATACCGAAAGTCGCCGGTCAAGTCGTCGGCCGATAGAATTGTTGGGCCGACGGGATTCGGAAGCGCAAGCGGCTCCGCGTCGTCTCCGAGAATCACCGACAACATGACGTTGTAAGTTTGAGCGACCGTTGTAATCAGTCCGTCGCGGATTCGTGCCATACGCCCGACTTCGCTCGAAGTGTACGCCGCAAGAAGGTTCTGTTCGGTCGCGGTCGACTTCGTGACTTCGCCGCGCGTGAACGGCGCAAGAAGACCGGCGTCGCGAATATCCTGCTCGACTTGGATCGCATATCCAGCGATATCAGCCGGGATAGGAGAGTTCGGAACGGGAAGGATGTTCCCTTCGAGCGGCTGACCTGGTTGAAGATCGACTTCGACGAACTCTCCGTCAAGCCCCTGACTAATCTTCGCGGCCGCATCTTCGGACAAGAAGCCCGCGCGAACCATCCATTGACGGGCCATACGCCGTACACCTTGCGCTTGATAGGTCCGGATGACGTTGAGCTCGCGGAACTGGTCGAGACTTCGATGAAGGAGGCTATAGCCGCGAAGCGGCGTATCGGGGTCGCGACTGAAATAGAGCGGAATAATCGGGACGACCGGACGTCCGCTCGCGGACTTGTACGGAATCCCCGTCGTTTCGTGGACAAGCTCCGCGTCGGGCGTCTCCGCGTCGGACGCGGCGTCTTCGTCAAGCGCTCCGACTTGAACGGTCACACCTTCGAATAGGTATTCGTCGCCGTCCGCATAGTCTTCGGACCAGACAAGCAGCTTGTCGGACGACAGGTCGTATACTTCGACGACGCGAACCCACTTCTCCGTTGTCGGAGCGCTTGCGGAAGTGTCGAGTCCCATCGACTGACTTTTACCGGCAATCTCCGAAGAGTCGATCCACTTCGAATAGACCCGCGGCCGAAACTGGTCTTCGCTCTTCGAGAAGCGAACGACGGCTTCTTCGAGCGGCATAAGGTAAGCGTGTCCGACGTACCGCTGACCGTCCCACGAAGCCGCGGTCGCGTCAACAATGACTTC